CTGCATATTTCAGGCAATGTTTGAAGGGGCTCATGGTGACTGGTTATATGGTCTTTCCTCTCCTTTCGCCATATTTTGTGAATTGACCTAGTTTACCCCACTAAATCGCCCAAACAAAGTTGCCATGAACCCCGTTAAACATTGCCTGAAGTATGCGTTTTTAGATCAGAAGTTCGAATGATTTATTTTAAAGGAGGCAGCAACCATGGCGAAAGTAGTCGCCGAAAAGGTTTCTACGAAATCTATGCCGGCGCTCACGCCTGAGGCTAGGGAGCAACAACTTATCGCCGAAGCAATGAATGCTGCGGAGGAGCGGATTCTTAACGGGACTGCATCGTCTCAGATCATTTGTCATTTTCTTAAACTGGGATCGGTTCGAAATGAACTCGAACTTGAAAAACTTCGCAAAGAAAACGCGATGATTGCCGCTAAGACCGAAGCGCTGGAATCGGCAAAGCGAGTTGAGGAGCTCTACACCGACGCCATGAATGCCTTTAGGGGATACGGGAATTATGAAGACGTCGAGGAATACGATCCGAACGTATAGCAAAATGGCCGAGTTTGATACGTTCATTGATCGGTATCGATATTTGCGGTTGGCGGATGGCCGTGTTGGGGAAGATACGTTCGGGCATCTTAGATACTTGAACCAGATTTTTTACCATTCCGATGAGTGGAAGTCTATCAGAAAAGACGTCATCATTCGGGACAATGGGTGCGACTTGGCGATCGAGGATCGGCCGATTGAAGACGCCTATCGAAATGGAAAACGGTCTCGGAATCTTATCATTCATCATGTCGATCCAATTGCGTTTCAGGATATTTTGGAGCGCAGCGAGTATCTTCTTATGCCCGAATACTTGGTGTGCTGTTCTCGACGTACCCATAACGCGATCCATTACGGGGACGAGGATCTTTTATGGTCGGACGGAATTCCTATTCGCTCCGCAAACGATACATGCCCGTGGAAGAAATGAGAAATGATGTCGGCCAAAATGTACACGAATGTCGATGTTGCGGAGTTGCTAGCTTCCTATTCTGCCCCTCTTGCTGTGGTACGTGACGTTCGAGTTCCGCTTAATGTTTCCCCCAATTCCGATAAGTATATTTGCATGCTCGAGCCCGACGAAGAACTCGAGCTTGATTTGGATTCTAGTACGGACGAGTATTATGCTTGCTATAACGAGGCTGGTGTGTTCGGCTTTGTTAAGAAAGCTTATGTTGAATTAGAAGACGGGTGATTGGGATGGAACCTATTTATAATCGCACGCCGACGAATAGCGAGTTGTATCATCACGGAATATTAGGACAGCGTTGGGGCCGGCGCAGGTACCAATATGCAGATGGATCGCTTACACCAGAAGGGCGCAAGCGCTATGGGGTTGCCGGCGCTATTATCGAACGGCATAATAAGAAGCTGGCTTCTAAAGAAGCCGCAAGCGATACATCTTCAAAATTGAGTGGCACAAAAAAAACTTCTGATATGACCGATGACGAGCTTCGTGCAAAGGCGGCGCGTCTCGAGCTCGAGAAGCGTGTCTTACAATTGGATCGCGATGTGGCTTCTTTGACGCCGAAGCACATGACCACTGGGCAAAAGTTGGTCGCATCAATGCAAGATGTCGCGATTAAGAGCGTCATACAGGCTAGCCAAAATGTTCTGACTGACTATTTGACAAAAGCCGGCAAAGAAATGCTTGGTCTTAAGACCGAGAACAATGCGAAGAAGCTGAAAAAAAAAGGAAGATTAATTTCGGAGTTTTAATCATGACCCTGTCGAATACTGCGACCCCCATCTATTATGGTGAGTTTCGTGATCTAGTCATGCGCGGCGAGATTCCTGTGAACAAGGAAATCGAATTGGAGATGAATCGAATTGATGACCTTATTCGGAATCCGGGCGTCTACTACGATGACCGAGCTGTCGAAGGATGGATTAGATATTGTGAAAATGAACTCACCTTGACTGATGGTGAGGATCTTCATCTTCTCGATAGCTTTAAACTTTGGGGCGAGCAGGTTCTTGGCTGGTATTACTACGTCGAGCGGAGCGTGTACGTCCCAGGAGACAACGGCAGCAAGGGGCACTATGAGCGCAGGCGCATTAAAAAGCGGCTGACTAATAAGCAATACTTGATAGTTGGCCGTGGTGCAGCCAAATCGTTGTATGATTCTTGCTTTCAATCGTATTTCGGGAACATTGACACCAGCACGACGCATCAGGTAACAACTGCTCCGACGATGAAACAGGCCGAGGAGGTCATGTCTCCCATTCGGACGGCCATTACTCGTTCACGCGGTCCTTTGTTCAAATTTTTAACCGAAGGTTCGTTACAAAACACCACCGGCAATCGGATGAATCGTGCCAAACTCGTCTCTACGAAAAAGGGTATCGAGAATTTTTTAACCGGGTCATTAATAGAGGTTCGCCCGATGTCTATCGCAAAACTCCAGGGGCTGCGATGCAAGGTGGCGACGGTCGACGAATGGCTTTCCGGGGATATTCGAGAAGATGTGATTGGCGCAATAGAGCAAGGTGCGTCAAAGCTTGACGACTATTTGATTATCGCTACCAGTTCCGAGGGCACGGTTCGCAATGGCAGCGGCGACACAATCAAAATGGAATTAATGAAAATTCTCAAAGGCGAATTCATTGATCCTCACACGTCCATTTGGTGGTATAAACTCGATTCGGTTGACGAAGTCGGTAATCCGGATATGTGGGTTAAAGCCAACCCGAATTTGGGTAAAACGGTTACGTACGAGACGTACCAGCGTGACGTCGAACGTGCCGAGAATGCCCCGGCAGCGCGTAACGATATTTTAGCCAAGCGATTCGGCCTGCCTATGGAGGGGTATACATATTTCTTCACATACGAAGAGACTCTTCCGCACAAGCATAGGGATTACTGGCAGATGCCGTGCTCTCTTGGCGCAGATCTTTCGCAGGGCGATGATTTTTGCGCGTTTACTTTCATGTTTCCTCTCTCAAATGGCTGCTTTGGGATAAAAACGCGTAACTACATTACGGAAATGACGCTTCATAAACTTCCGCTCGCCATGCGCAATAAGTACAATGAATTTATGGCGGAAGGCAGTTTGATCGTCATGGAGGGCACTGTTCTCGATCTTATGCAGGTGTATGACGATCTTGACGCGCATATTGTCGAGCGTGATTATGATGTTCGAGCTTTCGGATATGACCCGTATAATGCGAAAGAGTTTGTGACCAGATGGGAACAAGAAAACGGGCCTTTTGGTATAGAGAAAGTGATCCAAGGTGCGAAGACGGAATCTGTGCCGTTGGGAGAGCTTAAAAAGCTTTCCGAGGAAAGAATGCTTTTGTTCGATGAAAATTTGATGACTTTTGCTATGGGGAACTGCATAGTTCTTGAGGACACCAATGGCAACCGAAAGTTGTTAAAGACTCGTTACGAGGCAAAAATTGATGCTGTCGCCGCAATGATGGATGCTTTTGTTGCTTACAAAATCTATCGTGAAGCCTTTGACTGATTGGACATCGGTGAGTTTTGAGGAGGTGCAAATGGCAGAAACGTTTCTAACAAGAGCAAAGAATGCGTTTAACGTATTTACTGGCCGAGAATCTCTTGAGCAACGTCGGTATAATTATGGCTCGGAGATTACCTATATTCGCCCTGATAGGCCGCGATTCACTCGTGGGAACGAGCGGTCCATTGTGACAGCGGTTTACAATCGTATTGCCATGGACGTCGCGGCACTGACGATTAATCATGTATATTTGGACGAGAACGGGCGTTATAAGGAAACGATCAACAGCGAACTGAACCGGTGCCTGACGTTGGAAGCCAACCGCGATCAAACCGGAAGAGCGTTATTGCAAGACGGTGTGATGTCGCTACTTGACGAAGGATGCATTGCGCTCATCAAGACCGTCTATGATAGTTCGGTTGCAAGCAAAATTTATGAAATTCGAGTCGGAAGAATTAAAGGCTGGCTTCCTTCGCAAGTTCGCGTTGAAGTTTATAACGAGGACACAATGCGCAAAGAGACTATCCTCGTCAATAAATCGGATGCTTGCATTATAGAGAATCCCTTATATTCGGTAATGAACGAGCCAAGCTCAACAATGCAGCGGTTGATCCGTAAACTGAATTTGCTGGATTATATCGATGAGCAAAGTGGCTCCGGTAAGCTTGATTTGATTATTCAGTTGCCGTATACCGTTAAAAGTACAGCTCGTATGGATCTGGCAGAGAAGCGACGTGCGCAAATCGAGTCGCAGTTGAAAGATTCGAAGTATGGGATCGCTTATATCGACGCGACAGAGAAAGTCACTCAACTCAATCGTTCGCTGGAAAACAATCTGCTTGCGCAAATCGAGTATTTGACGAATATGCTCTACAGTCAGTTGGGGCTTTCGCAAGCAATACTTGACGGCACAGCAGACGAAAAAGCGATGCTGAATTATAATAACCGGACTATTGAGCCGATAATTTCTGCATTTACGAACGAAATGAAGCGCAAGTGGCTTACTCCAACTGCCCGCACCCAGGGGCAGGACATTAAATTCTTCCAGGATCCGTTCAAGCTTGTGCCGGTTGACAATATCGCCGAGATCGCTGACAAATTTACAAGAAACGAGATCATGACGTCTAACGAGTTCAGGCAAATCATCGGCATGAAACCGTCAGACGACCCGTCTGCTGATGAATTGCGTAACAAGAATCTCAGCGAATCGTCTGAATCGGTGGCGGCGAAGAACGGAGGCGCTTTGCCAGTCGAAAAGAATGTTGGAGAGACGCGAACTTCGACGTCTTTGCCTCTGTCGGTTAACGCATTTCTTCAAACAGTGGCGGATTGGCAAGTAGTGGATGGTGAAATTCAAAATGGATAAAAATTACGATTTTAGCGGGCGGGTGACAGCGTATAATGTTCGTTGCTCAGACGGAAGAACCATAAAGCCAGGAGCGTTTAAAGATTGCGATGGCTTGAGTGTTCCGATGGTTTGGCAGCACGACCATAGTACACCTGACATGGTTCTTGGCCACATGGTTCTTGAGAATCGAAAGAACGATGTGTACGGTTACGGATACATCAACGATTCCACGCCATATGGCAAAGTAACTCGCTCTCTTATCGAGAACCACGATGTGTATTCGCTTTCGATTTACGCAAACGGTTTGACGCAGAACGGCCATGATGTTATTCACGGGAGCATTCGTGAGGTAAGCGTTGTATTGGCTGGCGCGAATCCCGGGGCGTATGTCGATTCTGTTATTGAGCATAACGATTCGGATGGCGAGGCTGCCATTTTTAACTTTGTGTTTGAAGATAGACCACTCATTCACAGTGTTGATGACGCTGAGGCTGACGAATCGGAAGCTGACGTGGAAGCGAACTTGTCTTCCGGCAATCCCACAAGCATAGAGTCTGAAGAAGGAGACACAATGGCGCATTCTGATGATGCTTCTACGTCCGAGAAGGACAAGGAGCGTACTGTTCAAGACGTCATCGATACGATGACTGATGAGCAGAAGACGGTTTTGTACGGCCTAGTTGGCCAAGCCATCGAGGCGGCCAAGAACGGCAAAGATTCTGATAAGTCCGATGACACGGAAGGAAATGAAATGAAGCATAATGTCTTCGAGGGCGACACCGAGGAGAACGCCCTGTCGCACGATGCTATGGACACGATTCTTAAGGACGGCAAGCGGTTTGGGTCGCTCAAGGAGAGCTTCCTCCAGCATGCCGATGACTATGGTATTTCAAACATCGATTATCTGTTCCCCGAGCCTCAAACACTCGACACTCCGCCTGCGTTTATTAAGCGCGACACCGACTGGGTTGCTGGTGTGATCAACGGCGTTCACCACACCCCGTTCTCTCGCATCAAGTCTCAGTTCGCGGACATCACCGAGGACGAGGCTCGTGCGAAGGGTTACATCAAGGGCAAGTATAAGAAGGAGGAGGTGTTCTCGCTCCTCAAGCGTACCACGAATCCGACGACTGTGTATAAGAAGCAGAAGTTCGATCGTGACGATCTCGTTGATATTACCGACTTCGACGTTCTTGCCTGGGTCAAGAGCGAGATGCGCCTGATGCTCGACGAGGAAATTGCTCGCGCCATTCTTATCGGCGACGGGCGTCTTTCTTCTTCGGACGACAAGATCGACGAGTCTTGCATTCGCCCGATTCTCACCGACGACGATCTCTTCTCGGTCAAGGTCTCCGTCACGGTCTCTTCCGATGATGACGAGTCCGCGAAGGCCAAGAAGGCCATCCGTCAGATCATCAAGGCGCGGAAGCAGTACAAGGGCTCGGGCAACCCGACTCTGTATACCACCAATGACTTCGTGGTCGATTGCCTCCTCATTGAGGACACCACCGGTCGCCGCATCTACAACACCGTCCAGGATCTCGCGACTGCCCTGCGCGTTGACAAGATCGTGGAGGTCGAGGCCATGGAGGGCGCCACTCGCACGGTTGATGGCGAGGAGCACCCGGTCCTCGGCATCATGGTGAACCTCAAGGACTACAACGTTGGTGCCGACAAGGGTGGCGCTATCAACATGTTCGACGACTTCGACATTGACTACAACCAGCAAAAGTACCTGATTGAGACCCGTTGCTCCGGCGCTCTTATCAAGCCTTACTCTGCTCTGGTCATCGATCAGGTCACTGCTGCCACTGCTTAAAATGTGAGGAAAATTCAAAATGGCAAAATGGTACGGTGTCATAGGCTTTAATGGCGGCACAGTCGAGACAGACCCAGGTGTATGGGTCGAAACAATAATTACAAGAAATTATTTTGGCGACGTTGTGCGAAATGTTCGTCGACTCGACAGCGCTGAAAAACTTAATGACGACCTCAATGTTTCTAATACTCTAAGTATAGTTGCTGATCCATATGCGTTGGAGAATTTTCATCAAATGCGATACGCCGAGTTCATGGGCACGAAATGGAAGATAACTTCTGTTGAGGTTTCGTATCCACGGCTATCGTTAACATTGGGAGGTGTTTACACTGAAGAGCAGGCGTCTTGAGTTGCAAGCACTTCTTGAAACGATTCTCGGTAGTCGAAACGTATATTTTCAGCCACCGGAATCGGTTAAGATGAATTATCCTGCAATAGTTTATTCGCTCGATGATGTCTACGGGCATAGTGCTGATGATTTCGATTACATAGCGGTTCGAGGGTATAGCGTCACTCTTATAACCAAAGATCCGGATAGCGAATACATCGACTCGATAAAAGCGCTCCCGTTGTGCAGTTACGATCGGCATTATTATGCGGATAATTTAAATCATGATACGTTTACCATTTATTATTAGGAGGTCCCCTTATGGCTACTGCGGCTCTTACTTGGGATGACACCGGCGCTCGTTTGTTCGAGACTGGTGATAAGAAGGGCGTTCTCTACCCTTACAACACGACTACGAATACTTATAGTGGCGGTGTTGCCTGGAACGGTCTTACGGCCGTTACCGAGAGTCCTTCTGGCGCGGAGGCAACCGCTTTGTATGCCGACGACATCAAGTACCTGAACCTGTACTCTACCGAGGAGTTTGGGTGCACGATCGAGGCTTACACGTACCCCGATGAGTTCGCCGAGTGCGACGGTTCGGCTTCTCTGGCGACCGGTGTCACCATTGGCCAGCAGACTCGTAAGCAGTTCGGTTTTTCGTATGTCACGACTCTCGGCAACGATGTCTCCGGCAACGATTATGGCTACAAGATTCACCTGGTCTATGGTTGCAAGGCGTCTCCGTCTGAGAAGTCTTATCAGACGATCAATGACTCGCCTGAGGCCATTACGTTCTCTTGGGAGGTCACTACGACCCCTGTGAACGTGACCGGCTTTAAGCCGACGGCCACTGTGCTCATCGACTCGACGAAGGTTGATGCGACGAAGCTTGCGAGTTTCGAGAACATTCTGTACGGCAGCTCTACCGCTGCCGCTCGTTTGCCGCTTCCTGACGAGGTGGCAAAGCTCCTCGGCGAGTCGTAATTTCAAAATGGAGTGGGTATTCAGTTCGGCTGGCCCACTCATTTTTTTGTTGTTTTTATGAAAAGGGGAAAACATGCTTAAGAAGACCATCAAATACACGGATTATAATGGCTCCGAGCGGATCGAGGATTTCTATTTCAACCTTAACCAGGCCGAAATCACTAAGATGGAGCTCGGTGTTCAAGGCGGCCTGTCCGAGGCCTTGAAGAACATCATTAATTCCCATGACGTGCCCACTCTTGTCGAGCAATTCGACAAGATTGTTCTTTCTTCGGTTGGCCGAAAGAGCCCGGATGGAAAAGAGTTTGTCAAGAGCCCTGAAATTTCGCAGGCTTTTAAGAACACAGAGGCATACTCGGTTCTGTTTATGGAGCTGATTTCTGATGCAGAGGCGATGGCGGCATTCTTTAATGCGATCATTCCTGCTTCTGCTTTGGCGGAAATCGAAGCCCATCCCGAGATTAAAGAGCAAGTGAAAAGCGAGCTCCATCTTACCGAGATGTAATTTGAATATATCGGAGAGATAAGATGCTTGAAATCACCATCCCGAGTCGGGAGTATTGGGACGAAGCGAAATCTGAATTTGTCAGTATAAAAAGCACGACTCTACAACTTGAGCATTCTTTGATCTCTCTTTCGAAATGGGAGTCGAAATGGCGGAAAGCGTTTTTGGCCAAAAACAATAAAACCGACGAAGAGACTCTCGATTATATACGATGCATGACTCTCAACAAGAACGTCGACCCGAATGTTTATTACTCTTTGACACAGGAAGACATCAATAAGATCGTCGAGTATATAAACGACCCGATGACGGCTACGACGATCCAGGATTATTCTCATACTAAGCATTCTGTAAATGGCACGGTTACTTCCGAGCTTATCTATTATTGGATGATCCAGTGCCAAATTCCGGTGGAATTTGAAAAGTGGCACATTAACAGATTGCTTACTCTGATTCGAGTTTGCGAGATCAAATCCGGCGGCGGGAAGAAGATGAGCAAGCGAGAGATCATGAATCACAATGCGGCGCTCAATGCAAAACGCCGTGCGGCCTTGCATTCAAAAGGCTAGCAAAGAATCAAAATGGAGTTGCGTATGATCGGCTTCAAGCAAAAGGGTAATTTTGATGCCACACAATCCTATTTGAAAAGGATGCAGAAACTATCTCGCATGACCATATTCGACAAATATGGGAAATTGGGAGCCCAGGCATTGGCGCAGGCCACTCCAGTAGATACAGGTCTCACGGCCAGTTCGTGGTATTATCGCGTGGAGTACGGCGAGACCCAGACAAAGATCATATATTGCAACTCTAATATTAACAAAAATGTGTCCATTGCTATGATTTTGCAATATGGGCACGGGACTGGGACCGGGGGCTGGGTTGAAGGTCGAGATTACATCAACCCAGCTCTTCGCCCGGTTTTTGATGCGTTTGCCAAAGAGGCTTGGGAGGAGGTAACTCGGCTGTGAGTAAGACAATTGATGAAAAAGTTGTGGAATTGACGTTTGATAACGCGCAATTCGAGTCGAATGTCAAGACTTCCATGTCGACTATCGAGAAGCTGAAAAACGCCTTGAATTTCAAGGGGGCTTCCGATGGTCTCGACAAGTTGAGCAAATCGGCAAAAAGTCTTGACATGTCTTCGGCGTCTGAGTCGGTTGGTGTTTTGCAAGCTCGCTTTTCTGCTTTGCAAATTGCTGGAATGACTGCTATCTCGAACATCACTAGCGAAGTGATGCGGATGGGGGCGCAGTTAGCCGATGCTGTCACCATAGCGCCCGTACGGTCGGGTTTTCAGGAATATGAAACTCAAATAGGGGCGATCCAAACAATTTTGGCAAACACGTCATCGAAGGGCAGCACTCTTGATGATGTGAATAGTGCGTTGGACGAGCTTAACAAGTATGCCGATCAAACCATTTACAATTTCACAGAGATGACCCGAAATATAGGCACGTTTACGGCGGCCGGCGTTGATCTTGATTCTTCTGTTTCGGCTATCAAGGGTATTGCCAATTTGGCGGCCGTTTCCGGATCGACGTCCACTCAAGCTTCGACTGCGATGTACCAGCTGTCGCAGGCGCTTGCTGCGGGCACTGTGAAGTTGATGGACTGGAACTCTGTTGTAAACGCCGGCATGGGCGGCGAAGTCTTTCAGACTGCGCTCAAGCGTACTTCTCGAATGATGAAGGCTACGGTATCAGATTACACGTATGATGTGGATCAACTCATCGAGAGCAATGGTTCATTTCGAGAGTCGTTGTCCGAAGGTTGGCTGACTGCCGATGTCCTGACAGAGACACTTGCTGAGATCTCTGGTGCTTACTCAGAAGCCGATCTCTTGGCAAAGGGATACACTGACGACCAGGTTGCCGAAATTCTCGAGCTCAGTCAAACTGCCACTGACGCTGCCACAAAAGTTAAAACTTTTACGCAGCTTCTTGATACGACTGCCGAGGCTTTGGGCTCCGGTTGGACACAGACTTGGGAGATTATAATTGGCGATTTCGAGCAGGCCAAGGAGTTGTGGACTGGAATCAGTGACTTTGTAACAAATATTGTTAACAATATCGCTGATGCGCGGAACACGTTTCTTACAGAGTTGCTCGGATCTCCTTGGGAGCAATTGACCTCGAAAATTGAGGCCACTGGCGTCCCGCTTGACGAATTCACGGCCAAACTCCAAGAGGTCGCAATTCAAAATGGTGTGCTTACTCAAGAAATGGTCGATTCCGCTGGGTCGCTTGAAGATACTTTAAGCAGCGGTTGGCTCACGACTGATATTTTCAATCAAACAATCGATGCTATGTCCGAGACCAGCACCGCTGTTGATGACATGACGGACAAACTTGAGTATTTTCAGAAGGTCGTAGACGAAGTTTGGTACGGGACATGGGACAATGGCCAAGCTCGAGTTGAAAAATTGACTGAGGCCGGATATGATTACGCCGAAGTACAGGCGCTCGTCAATAAGACGGTTGATGGCCATCGTTTGACTCTTGAAGATCTTGATATTGAGACCGCCAAGGCGATCGGCTACACCGATGAGCAAATTGCGGCTTTGCAGCAGCTTAAGACCGTGGCTTCCGAATCCGGTTCCTCCATGGAGGAACTTATCAATTCCATGTCGAATAAATCTGGCCGAGAGCTGATTCTTGAAGCGTTGCAAACTGCTTTCAATAATGTCTACACAGTTTTGACTGCGGTCAAGGGCGTTTGGGATGACGTGTTCCCGGCAGTTCAGGTGAGCACTGTATATGGATACATCGAGGCCTTTAATGAGTTTACGAAATCTTTAACTCCGACAGAGGATGCACTTGATAAGATCAAACGAGCATTTTCTGGCGTGTTTAAAATTGCGAAATTGGTCGGTTCCTTAGTGACGGGGGTGCTGTCCAGAGGATTTCAGCGATTGTCGAAGTATTTGGGTGTTGCTTCTGGCGGCATTCTTGATTTGTCATCAGGGGCAGGCGATTTGCTTGGCAATTTTGCAGATTGGGTCGAGCAGAACGACTTGATAAACAAGAGTCTTGATACGCTCGATGGCCTTTTGGATGCAGTTGAACGTGCTCTTAGCCCGGTTATTGATGGCATTAAAGAGTTCGTGTCGGTGGTTAGCACGACGGACGAAGATGTCAGTTTTATTGACGGAATTCAGATCGGCCTTCAAAACGCGTATGATTGGATTAAGACGAAGGTTGGCGACATCGGCGCCTATCTTCGTACTGAATTCGAGAAGATTCCGACCTACATGTCTGAAGGTTTTTCGCTTGGACTATCGTCCGGTTTTGAAGGGGTATTGCAGGCAATTGCAACTGTAGTCGAGAATATTATATATACCGTCAAGAGCATCCTTGGCATTCATTCTCCATCTACAGTGTTTAAAGAAATTGGCGAGAATACCATTCAGGGTTTTATAGACGGCGTATTTTCCAAGATGTCGAGCGCTAACACTGCTATCTCCGAATTTGCTTCGAACATCATAAATGCTATTGGCAATTTTGATTGGAGCCAAGCTGTTCCGCTTGCCCTGAGTGGGGCAATGTTTGCGTCTTTGTACAAATTTGGCGATAGCATCAATAATTTGGGGACGGCCATTGGCAATTTTTCCGGAGTTACGGCGTCGATCAAGGGGTTCTTTACTGGCTTGACCACCGGATTCACCGAGTTGAAGAACTTGATGAAAACGAACATTCGGCTCAACATTATTAAGACCATCGGTGAGGCTCTTGTTCTTTTGGCCGGGTCCTTCGCGATCCTTGTCGCCACAGTTCACTATGCGGACAAGAGTGATATTACTACTGCTGTTGGCATTTTCATATTGTTTGTTGCCGGGCTAGCCGCTATTACGGCCGCATCGTCAAAGCTTGAGAATGTCGATCTAGGGAACATCAACAAGGTCGGGGTCATGGCCATCGAAATGGCTGCTGCTATGGTGATTCTATCGGTGGCAGTTCAAAAGTTGGCTGGAGTTGGAGAACTGGATTGGTCGCAGTTTGCCCAAATTGCGCTATTTCTTGGTCTGTTTGGGACGTTGACTCTTGGTCTTGTCGCTATTGCAAAGCTCGCAACAACTGAACAAATAACCGCCGCATCTTCGATAGCTGTGTCCGTTGGCGCAGGATTGATATTGGTTGCCATGTCTATGAAAATGGCCGGTGGGATGTCTACGGACCAGTTTAAGCAAGCAGAGTCGATGCTGTTGTCTTTTGCCGGGGTTGTGATGGCTTTTATAGTCGTCGGGAATCTTGGTTCGAAAGCCAATGTTCAAAAGGTCGGGGCCATGGTCCTCGAGATCGCGGCGGCAATATTGGTCATGGGCGTAGCTTGCAACTATCTTGGGCATCTTGATAAGAGTACCCTTTCTCAAGGTTACGGCGCAATTTTAGCGTTTTCGGCAATCGTCGTGGGTCTCATGGCTGCCACAAAACTTATGGGTACTGGGGATGTCGCTTCGGCGTCTTCCGGCATTCTTGCGGTTGCTGGAGCCATAACAATCTTGGCTGTCGCAGTTCGAATACTGGGCGGTCTCGATACGGCGGTTCTTGTGAAAGGCGAGCTTGCCGTTTTGGCGTTGGGTGTTATCGTTTCCGGTTTGTTGCTTGCCGTCAAAGCTGTTGGAGGCACGCAGGCTACCAAAATTGCCGCTACGCTTTTGAGTATGGCGGTGGCCGTTGGCATTTTGGCTGCTGTCGCAGTCGTCCTTGGCATGTGCCCGTTGGAGGATTTGCTTAAGGGCACGGCCATTGTTGCTGCTCTCGGTGTTGTTGTTGCTTTAATGGCCAAATCAATCGCCGGCGTTGACGCCAAATCTGTTGCAAAGATGGTGATTCTTGGAGTCATCGTTGGTGAACTAGCAGCGATCGTGTATCTGTTCTCTCAGATGGACACTTCGTCGCTTTTGGCATCGGCTGGCGCTCTTGTGGCGCTTTTAACAAGTTTGGCTTTGTTGTCGTTCGCCAATTCGAAGAGTGCAAAAGCGAGTTCGTTTATCGCTATGATTCCATTGATTGCGGCTGTTGGCGCTGTGGTTTATGCTCTGGCCAATTATGGGGGAGACTACAATTCTGCGATAACCGGTGCTTCTGCTATGTCGTTGTTGATACTTTCGTTGATTCCGGTCTTTGCCGCGTGCACTCTGGCCGCGAAGATGCATGTCAAATCTTCGGATATCGCGAAAGTTAGTTTGGCTTTTGACTCTTTGCTGCTTCTTGTTGCTGGTGCCGGTGTAGTTGTTGCACTTCTTGCCGCTGCCGGCCTTGATTACTCGTCAGCTATTACTGGCGTAGAAGCTCTGGCGATAATGATCAATTCTATGATCCCGGTCTTTGCCGCGTGCGCAATAGCAGCGAAGGTCGGTGTTAATCCGGTTGCCATAGCACAAGTTGGACTCGCGTTTGATGCGTTGGTTGCTCTTGTGGGAGTTTTGACCGCAGCGGTTGGAGCACTTGAGCAACTGACTGATGGCGGTTTGTCGAAAACGATAGAAGCAGTCGTCCCGGTGTTTACAGCCATCGGGGACGCACTTGGATCCTTAATCGGCTCGTTTGCTGGGTCGTTGATTGGATCTTCAGTGAGCACGATGCTCACTGATATTGGAAATTCACTTGTCCTGTTCTCCACGCAGTTAAGTGTTGCCGGCACCCAATTTTCGCGTATACCCAGCGGGGCGTTTGATATTATCGGTGAAGTTGCAGGTGCGCTGGCGCAATTGGCCGGAGCTGAAATCGCCACGGCCGTCGCCAATGTACTGAGCATGTTTGGTGGAACCGGGTCGTTCGTCGATCAAATGTCTGGACTTGCGGCTGGTTTGTCGGCGTTCGACTCCGGTCTTGGCAATGGGTTTAAATCTGCTAGGGTCCGGATGGCCGCACAAGCTCTCAGTTATGTTTCCGACATGTTCGAGGCCATTCCTAGCACGGGCGGCGTGTTGAGTTGGTTCGCAGGCACGAAAGATTTTAGTGGCTTTGGCGATGCAATGGGATCATTTGGAGAAGGCCTTGCCGCGTTTTCAGACGCTGTCTCTGGTGGGTCCTTTGACACTGGTGCGATTAGCGCCGCCGTTGAAGCGGCCAAGCCGATCGTTGAGCTTGCTGGAGATTTGCCGACAGAGGGCGGTTTTCTAAACTCGGTGTTTTTCGGCGAAACCGTAAGCTTTGACACGTTCGGCACGCAACTTACTGCGTTTGGGGAAGCTTTAATCGAGTTCTGTTCCACGATGTCGTCGTTGACTGATATTTCGTCTCTGGATGCCGCCAAGAACGCCACTAGTAAGATAATGGAGATCGTCGACCTTCTTCCCGAAAAGGAAGGTGCGATATCTTTGATCACCGGCGGTAATATGAACATGGCCGAGTTTGCCGTTCAGCTTGGTGATTTCGGAACCGCGTTAGCAACGTTTAATTCGAGCGTGGCTGGGATTGATGCTCAGACGGTTACTGGCGGCATTGAAGCGGGAATGAAAGTTTTGGATTTTCTGGAGAAAGTTCCGACTGACAAGGGTCTTCTACAGAACTTTATAGATTTCTTTGCTGGCGGCGGAGACGGAACAAGTAGCCTCAGATCGAGTTTTAAGAATGTCGCGTATGCGATTAAGTCCTTGGGTAGTGGTGACACCGCGCTGAGTTCACAAGAACTAGAAAACGCTAAGACTGTGTGCCAAGGCATCGATGAATTGTCCACCGTTATTTCCGGTATGGGGATAATCGACAGCGAAAATGTTCAAGCTTATGCCGATGCGCTGGAAGCCCTTGGCAGAGCAAGCGTCGAACAGGTTGTCTCTGGTTTCGAAGGCGGCGCTAGCGATGTCAAAGCTGCGATATCCAGCTTTACAGAGTCCATCGCGGATGCCATAAGTTCTGCCACTGCGAACATTGATGTGGACATGGATGACTACGGCGAGATTATGGCTTCCCATTTCTCTACTGGGTTTGTCAACGGGTTTAAGACGTTCAGCACCACTATCGCGACGCAGCTCAAAAATATTCTGCGGTCGATATCGAATTATCGAAACAGTTTTAGGACTTCTGGAATGTCGTTGGCGGAGCAGTTCAATAGCGGTTTCGTCAACAACATAGGCAATCTAGGCAGTGCATTAACGACTGCTTTGAGGAGCGCGGTTTCAAGCGCACGATCCTGGAGAAGCGCGTTCTATAGCGCCGGTTCTTATATCGCCAGCGGTCTGTCTTCCGGTATCAGTTCCTCTTCCGCGATTGCCTCTGTGTCGAGCGCTAGCACAACGTTGACCAAATCTGCTGTCAAAGCCGGCAATCGTGCTTTGGCGATTAAGTCCCCTTCGAAAGTGTTTTACCAAATGGGCTCTTACGCCGGCCAAGGGTTCTCCAATGCACTGCTCGATTACGCAGACGTTTCCTACAAGAGTGGCGAAACAATGACCAACGCCAGTTTGCAAGCTGCCGAGGAAGGCATGTCGAAATTGGCGGCGATAATCGATTCCGATATCGAGTATCAGCCTGTGGTAAGGCCTATTATGGATCTATCCGACATCAAGAATGGAGCAAATACGCTGAATGCGTTGCTGAATTCGCAGAATGTCGGAGGCGCGACTTTCAACATGGCTCAAAGTGCTCGGCGTTTGTCAAGCGGAATTCAAAATGGAAGTTCGCCGGATGTTGTTGACGCAATTTCCAAGCTTCGAACTGCCGTCGAATCGATGAGTAGCAATACAGTGAATCTCAACGGCCTCACCGTCAACGACAATGCGGCAATTGTGTCCGATGTCGAGCAGCTTCTGGTCGATCTCTACGCACGATCTGGTATTTGATCGCCTTATTTTTATGGCGGCATGAAAGGAGAGATATTGTGGGATATACCAACGCTTTGCTGTCAAAGAATAAGACGAATGCGAGCGGAAGTTCGCAGGAGTTCTGTCTGCGAGATGGCGATACGGCCTATTCCGATTTGTACATAACTTGGGAAACCGACTACGGTACAGAAGGCAAGCAGTACATAGATGTGTCGGTTAATTGGCGAACGGCGGCCAAAGGTGGTGGAACGACTGCGAACGACGCATTTGGCGATTTTGTTTATACGAGCGCCAATTGCATGACGCAGCGTTTCGCTCCTTCGGCCGCCAATTGCCGGCAACTGTCTTCTGGTCGTTATTTTTGGGCGGTTCCGATGAGCTCAATCGTGACCAAGCGTGTCAATGGCGAAAATAGTGGAACGACTACGAGTTCGGTATTCGCGCAAGTGTTTGGCAGTTCGACGTCTTTTGCGAGCCGCAAGTACGACGGCATAGATTTCAACATTTTCATTGACGTGTTGCATGAGACTGGAACACGCCATTCTACATCCACTTACGTGCACGTGTGGTATGTCCCTAAATACACGCTTACAAGCATGACGCTGACCGTGGGTGGAGATTTGGCGATTGGCTATTCCGTTAGTAGTAGTTGGACTCGTGCTAATGATCGATTCGCAATCGCATATTTGCGAACTGCGTCCGGCGAACGCTTGGTTCCGTATAACCGAACTGTGACGGATACGACTGCGGCAAACACTATATGGGGCGTTGTCAAGTACAAGGGATATATGACCGTTCCTTTGTCTTCTTTGATTCGCTCTCCTGAAGAAGACGAAACCATTTATGTTGGAATTCGTGTGGTTGGTGCCCTAGCTCCGACCGGCATTGCCTGGGGTTCAATGAGCGGAAGCGCAACGTTCAGTTCTGGCGAGCAACCAGGATCCGGCGGCGTAATGCTTGCCCCGTGCGAATCGGTCACAGCATCCGTGTCTGTGGCCAGTACGTCATATCCGGCATTGGTAGTCAGCGGCGTTAAGGGCACTGGTGACAAAACGCAAACGGCGAACGGGTATGTCGCGAAGTTGGTGTGTTACAACAGTAATTTTACGCCATATGCATGCGACACGGTTACCTCAGATGGATCATTGAGCGCTTCGTCGACATTATATTTTCCGCCACTTGGTTCGACCGTATATGTGCAGGTATTTGGCATGTACACAACCGGCGACGATTCGGTCATGTCTTCGCCTAAAACGTATGGGCCTTACACCATTCCCAAATTAGGTCGAGATGGCCTGTCTTGGAACATTGTCCAGAGTGCGGAAGAACCGTTGTACGCTATGGCGGCTCGATACAACGTCGAACGTTCGTTCGATGGAAATCGCAACCAAGACATAGTCCAGTTCAATGGTCGCTCTCGTCCTAGTGTGTTTTTCGACAAAGGCGCCACACTTACACATTCGCTGAGTTTTGATATCGACCCGATGGAAAACCCAAACACCTATGCTTTGGACAATTATATTGTTGACGGCTGGGATTATGATCTTGACGAAAATGTCGAATATTATGAGGGCATGGTCCGTGAATTGCTCTCGTCGACTGTCTGCATCGTTCGCCAACAAAACGGCTACCGTTATGCAGCTGCTTTGACAAGCGTTGGTTCTACATATTCTAGAAATCCCCCGTTGCTGAGTATTTCCGTTAGCGCTCAGGAGGTGGATTATGGCGATTGACACAATTGACTGGGGCATGTCTGGTCGTTATGATGAATATAGCGCATATTTGATCGATCCGAGGACTCTTGCCAAAAGCGATTATGAGGTAGAGATTTTGCCGTCTGAATCAAACATCACGTGGATGCTGGATTCAGACAACTATGTTCAGGGCACGATCGGCTTTGAGAGGGCATCTGGATCCAAAGAAAACGGATACACCGTAAATGGAAAAAGATATTTGATTGGAATAGATTGGCGGGTTGTCATCCCTGGTGAGGGGTACGATGAAACCCTGCGTTTGGCAACGCTTTTGGTCAAGAATTCTACTGATACTACTTTCCGTGGGCGCATTAGTAGAAGCGCATCATGCTACGGCACGCTGTATGGTCTCAACGATGATTCTCTAAATGCCGACGTCAGCCGATCTATTGGGGATAACGTCGTAGACGAGATTCGAACTCTTGTCACGGATGGCGGTTGGCAACTCTATATCAGCGACGGGGTCGACACAACCAGAACGCACACTGTTAATGTTCTTCATTCGATCGGTTCAAATCGCGGAGAGGAAGTTCGGCTGACGGCTGGGTGGATTGGTTGCTCGGTTCGAACGACCGAGGACGGTATGATAAACATATTCCCAACTCCGCCGGCATCTAATGCCGAGATTGTCTATGAGTTTGTCGAGGGCCCTGACTGCACGGCAATCCCTGGTGACTCTGTGAGTTATGAGGGCGATCCGGTCAACCGGGTTGTCGCATATTTTAGCCGAGAGAAGAACACAGATAATGACGGTTATCCGTTGACTGACATGGTGACTGTCGATCTTGATGACGGTGCGGCGAACTCATATGCCAACCGTGGGTGGCGGTCTACATATGTTATGAAACTCACTGAAGCTTGCTCTCATGATTCTTTGACGGCACAGGCAAACGCTTATCTTTATGCGAACTGCGGAGAAAACACCATGATCACGATTGAGCATGTGGGGATCCCTGGATTGAAAGTCGGGGATTTGGTCCGCTACAATAACGTTTCTGATCATACTGGCAGTGGCGTGGATTGGAAATGCCTTGTTCAAGAGATTTCAACCACTCAATTGACTCCAGTAATGAAGTGTCAGACTAAGTTGCAATGCATGGGAGGTTACACGGGATGACAATGACTCGAACGGAGTTGGCGCAAGCGATATTTTCCGGCAAGAGTGCATATTCTAGTTCGACGTCTTCTACGTCCAACAAAGCGCTGGCTTCAGGAACGATCAACTCTAGCACTACGGTTCGGCTCGGAACAGCCGTTAATGATTCAGTCGACGGGATTGTAGAGGTTCTTCTTGACGGTAACGAATCAGGGAACACCGCTTATTTCGACACGGCCGCCTCTGTGTCTGCTGGCCAGCGTGTCAAGCTGATATTTTACGATTCGAGCAACTATGTCCTTTACGCCATCGATTCCCTCGTTGACGACATCGACAACATGAAGTCTGTCATCATCACCAACGTGGATGTCCAATATGCGCTCAGTTCGTCCAACACGACGGCCCCGACCACCGGCTGGGGGACAAACGCCCTCGTTCCTTCCGCTGATCAGTATTTGTGGACGCGCACCGCGACCTACACGGAAAGCTCCGAGACCCCGACCTACTCCACCCCCTCCGTGCTCACGACTGGGCAGAAAGACGGCGCGACGCTCACGAGCGTGACGGAGTACTACTACCTCTCCACGTCCGCGACCGCGCAGGTAAGCGGCTCGTGGGTTACGGCGTGCCCGACGTGGGAAAGCGGCAAGTACATCTGGACGAAGAGTGTGTTCACATGGAGCGACGGCACGACCACGGAATCGACCCCCGCGCTCGACGCGGCGGCATACGGTCTGACGCAGCTCAACGCGGCTGTCAACGCAGCGCAGCTCGCAGCCGACGAGGCGAAGGAGATAGCCGAGGCCACCAACCAGCATTTTTGGTATGACGATAACGGCGCACACGTGTCCTACGGCGACGGCATTATAGATGGCTACAAGAACTCGCTCATCAACGCGAACGGCTTTCTCATTCGCGACGGCACCGATGTCCTCGCGAGTTTCGGCGCATCGAGTGTCAAGCTCGGGGCGAACAGCTCATCCTCGGTTATCGACATGTGCGATGGGGACTTCTTTATATCCACGAATGGCTCGCAGGTCTTGTTACAGTCAAACAAGAAGAGCATCCATATCGTCCCAATGAGTGGCGGGACGTTTTCCGCCAGCGCCGAATACACCGCACTTGGTGGAGGAATCGTCAACATAAGTGGAACCATGGTCGAAATAGATTGCGGCACTAGTGGCAACGGCGTGAAGTTCCTGAACGGCCCTATTTACTTCGGCAGCACGTCCCACACGATAGACGAGATAAACGCCCTTTTCAACAACAGCAGCTCCGGCACCATTGGACCGAACATCTCTGTCACCGGCACGATTCACTCCGACGGCGAGATGAGCACAAGCTCGAACCTCATCGCGTCCGGCGCGCTCAACGTCGCCGGCGGCTCGACCCTGAACGGGGCCGTGTCCGTAGGCTCCGGCGGTCTGAGCGTCAAAGGCGGGTCGGTTTTCTCGGGCACGGTTACCGCTAGCAGCACGATAACCGCCAGCGGTATGATTTACGGCCAAGCCGGTCTTAACGTGACCAACGCCATGGCCTACATCAACCAAGGCATCAGCGTCAAAATGAACAGCTCCACCGAGTATTTCCGGGCGGACAGTAACGGCGTGAAGTTCCCGAACGGCCCTATTTACTTCGGCAGCACGTCCCACACGATAGCCGAGATAAACGCCCTTTTCAACAGCAGCAGTTCGTCGGGGCTCGCGGTGGAGCAGTGCTATTCGAGCTCAAGCGGCACGAACGGCAGCATATCCTCCCTTGGGGCCCCATCGACCACGCAGTACTTGTTGATACAGTCGTACTACAGCGGTTGCAGCAGCTACAAGAACTGGTCCGTCGCCACCACGGGCGCGTACACGACGTTGCAGAACGTCGGCACTGACCGCAGCTCGAACATCTATCTCGACTACCCGATCGTGTATTGCTCGACGTCTTCGATTTCCCGGTACACGGCCGCGAGGGTGGCGTTCAGTTCGGGCAATCTGAGCGGCGCGAACGCCAAGGCGACGTGCTATTGCTACATCACCAAAGTATTGGCCGTGTACACGTCTTAGGAGGACGAATGGCTCTAAAGAAAGACATAGTTCAGCCGAACCGCGTGACGCTTTCCTATCACAGGGTCGCGCGCGTTGACATCACCACGAACGTCGTGAACTCCATCGAGGTGAACAGCTACATCAACGCCGATGCCAGAAACGACGAGAAGGAGTACTTCGCGTCCGACGACCGTGGGGACATGAACGTGCTCGTTGAGGCGGCGTTCTACGAGGTGCCCTACGACCAGACCATGACCGTGGACTCGGCTTACGCCTATCTCAAGACCCTCGACGAGTTCGCCGGGGCCGAGGATTGCTAAGTAGAGGTATTGAAAGGAGAAATCATGCCTTATCCAAGTTACCCGCAATATCCGATTTATCCGACGACGTATCCGCCGGTTCTTTCTTCGTCTTTGAATCCGACGCTTCAGCCGCAGTTTTCTCGACCCTATATCGCCGGAAGAATCGTCAACAATTCGGACGAGATCCAGCCTAACGAGGTGGCGATGGATGGCTCGGTTAGCTTCTTCCCGACGAAGGATTACAAGGCGATCTATGCTAAACAGTGGAACAAGGATGGCACAATCTCCACGATCGAGTATCAGCCCGTCGCGAATCAGAAGCAAGAGAATTCTTCGCTTGACCCAGCATTGACAGGCTACATTGATGATAAGTTTGCTTCGCTTGAGAAACTCATTCGTCAGCAGCGCAAGCCGTACCAGAAGAAGGAGGCCGCTGACCATGCCAATGGATCTTCGGACGTTCGCGCTTAATCTTCTTTCTCGTTCTCCGCGCGTTGCCAATAACCCAAACGCGCAGTCAATGATTCAAATAATTCAAAATGGAGATTCCGAGCAGGGTGAATTAGTGGCCAGGAACTTGTGCCAAACATACGGTGTTAGCCAAGATCAGGCCGTTGCCCAAGCGAGGCAATTTTTCCACATTTAAGGAGGTGTCATGGACGATAGTATTCTGACAACAATCAAACAGATGCTCGGTATCATGGAAGACTATACCGCTTTTGACACTGACATTATCGTTCTTATCAATTCGGCGTTTCTGATTCTGAATCAGATCGGTGTCGGGCCGGACACGCCGTT